TGTCGTTGTGGTTTCCGCTTACGTTGTAACAATTTTCAATCTCGCAATCAATGGTCATATCCGAAACGATTTCGAGAATCTGTATTGTAGTTTCATTTATCGTTATCGTTCCACTTCCCCCGATTTTTCCGCTTATAACCAATAACGGGCTTGATGCAAACGCCGTCGGATTTGCAATAATATCACCGGATGTAGTTATTTCTACAGGGTCTTCTCCGATTGTCAGGAACCTCTGTGGCATGCAGTCGAATTCTATTTTGAACGGATTGAGCCGTTCCATTCTCTGCTGAATCTCAGAGCCGTTTGTAATCCGTGCTTTCATGTAGTGCTCCAAGTCGTATGACACCATCAATCGCCTGTATCCGAGAGTCGAAAACAGAAGCCCATTAGCCGAAGAAATAACCTCCATGAGCGTTCTGTCCGTCAACGGGTCGTCGGTAGGGTTGTATAACGCGTAACATGAAGCCTGTGCCTTTCGATTCTTAAATGCTCCTGTCCATGACACCAGAGTGCCGCTTCTTCCGGCAATCTGCGCTTCATCATAGATTGGTGTAGCTGTTGCGATTGACACCGGCTTTTGCAACCGAATCCCGGCTTGCATTGCCGAGAATCCATCAAGAGTGAAATCAAATAAATCAGGCATAAGACCGCTCCTTCTGCTCCGTAGCTTCCCACATACGCTGTGATACTGCGTCCGCCAAATCATCGATGGAATCGAAGTCCGCCGCATTGATGTTGATAACTACTTGCTCAACGTAATTCCTTCCGGTGTTTGCCTGCGGCTGCACTTCTGGTGCGCTCATAACTGGTGAGAACGATTCCATATCGTCAAACATATCTCTCATACCAAGTATAGCATCACCCATCGAATCTTGCAAGCCGATATCGAATCCTTCTCCGGTCTGCTCGCCCATTCTCATCCACACTCTTGACGGTGAATGAATGTCAAGCTTTGCACGTGCCGCATAGTTCACTCGTGAGATCATGTTTGAAACGGAGCTTGTCAGCCTATACTCTTGATTCAGGAATCCTTGCCTCATTCCCTCTGCCATGTTGTAACCGATGTTATAATAACTGCTTGTTTGCCCATCAGCCGCAGTTTTCATAGCAGATGCGATGCTTGTTGCCGTGCTTTCAATACCGGATTTCTTAGCATCCATTCCATCAATCAAACCCTCGATTGCGTATCCACCAATTCTTTTCATAACTCTCGACGGTGAATTAATTTCAAGGAAGCTTTCAACTGCGTCCACAATTTCTTGCGCAGACATTTCCGACGTGTCTTGCAACGCCGGTACTTTGTCTTTTAATCCTTCAACAAGTCCGTCGAGCGTTTCTTTTCCGGTGCCTTCCAATTCCGCTGGCAAGTCCTTGAATGGTTCGAGCATCCGTTCTACAATTTCAACGTCCTGCGCGGCTAATGTTTCTCCGGACTTTTTCGATTCTCCAATCAAGTTCAACCATGCCGCCGCTGAGTTCATTTCGATAGCGTCAAGCCCACTCTTGTAACTTTGATTCATGTCTCCGCCGATTGCACTAAATAGCCCAGATATTCTCTCGTGGAACGGCACCATTTCCCCAAGCTGACTCTCTTTGAATCCTTTGAACCCGTTGTTCATTTCTTTCCAAGCGCCTTGCTGAGTTGATACCCATTCTCTCGCTCCGTCGGTTAGCGCAGACGCTGTTTTTGAAACGTATCCTTCTGCGGTGAGAACCATCGCGTCATATTCCTGTTGTGCTTTTGTTCTCATCTCTTCAAGCTCTTCCGCAGTAGCAAACTTTTCGTTTTCTATAGCTTCGAGTCTTCCATAGTACTGCTCTAACGCCGCCGCTTTAGCCTTTTCCGCCGCATCTTTTGCGTTCGCGATAATCTGTTGCGCTTCCTCTGCGGTCACGCTCTCAATCCTTTTGGCGGATGTAAGAATTGCTTCTTGCCTGTTGTGATATACGGAAAATGATTCGGTTTCAAGGCTTTTTAATTGTGCTTTTAATTCCTTTATTTGCGCAATTTCTTCTTCGGTTAATTCCCTCCGCTCTTTCAACGCATTCGCTGTAATTTCGTTAATCTTTCCTTGAACTTCTTGATGAGTGTTTTTTAACTCGCCAAGTGTATGTCCTTGATCTGACAACAACCCATTGTAATTGACCAAATCCGGCTGTATGTCTTGCAACGTTTGGATGAAATCCCGTGTAGCCTGCGCATCTTCTTTTGTCTTTTGCGCTACTTCTTCTGATGCCGTGGAAATACCACCAAACAGTGTAAAAGCCGCCTCAATAACTGCTCCAACTCCTGCAACAAGCCCCTCTACTATCGCTCCGATAATTTGCGGCATGTTTTCGAGAATGGCTACTACAATTTGCGGTATTGCTTTTATGATTCCGAAGAAAAGCTGAACCGCACCTTCAACAAGCGCACTGATATTGTTCGGGTCTGTAAGAGCACTCACAATATTTTCGATGATCGTCGGGATTGCTTCTATAATTTTCGGTATTGCCTGATTTATTCCTTCAACCAATCCGAGGAACAACGTAATTGCCCCCTGAATTAAAGACCCTATAACATCAGGACGTGTAATAGCCTCAATCGCTCCAAGTACCGCATCCACAAATGCGCCTATAAGCTCAGGCGCATGGTCTCCTATTGTTGCCAATAATTGACCGATCGCCGTTACAACAGCAGTAACCAACTGCGGAATATTCTGCAGCATTCCTTCCGCAAGAGACACAAAAAGCCTTGCGCCTGCATCAAGAAACTCCGGAAGTTTATCTGTGATCATTGTTATACCGTCACTAATAAACGTTCCAAGAGCATCCGCCGCCTCGGTCAATCCACCCCTATGAAATGCATTTGAAATATCTGTTAATCCATTCGTCCCGAATTGAACAAACGTCCTTAATGTAGGCGTTAGCCTGTCAGAAATAGCAATTCTCGCTCCCTCAAGGGCAGACTGAAACAATGTAATGTCTCCTGCAAGGTTGTCAAGCTGAGTTTCTGCCATTTCTTCAGCCGCACCAGTTGAATCATCAATCGCCTCTGTCAACTCGTGCCATCTGTTGACATTCGTACCAAGAAGGGCATTTACGGATTTAAGGTCCACCTTATTGAAAATCTTGTTGAGGACTTCCGTTCTCTGACCGCTTGCCATTGTTCCGAGCGTCTTGTTCAAGTCTGAGAAAATATCCTCAAATGAACGTACGTTTCCAGTTTCATCAAGCACGGTCAGGCCGAGCTCTTCCATCGACTGCCTTGCCTGATCTGTCGGAGCGGTCAATGACAACATGATGTTTCGAAGTGCTGTTCCGCCCTCCGCACCCTTAATGCCATTGTCTGCCAATATTCCAAGCACCTGAGCAAGCTCCGTCGTTCCGCCGCTCATGTTCTTTGCGGTGCCGCCAACAGTAAGAATCGCTTCTCCAAGCTGAGAAACACTTGTGTTTGAGCGTGATGACGCTTTCGCCATCTTGTCTATTAACTCTGAAGATTCTTCAAAAGACAGCCCAAGAGCCGACTGAGCGTCCGTAACCATATCCGATGCATAAGCGAGATCAATTCCACCTGCCGCCGCAAGGTTCAAAACATTTGGCAAAGCCTGCATAGCCTGCTCAGAATCATATCCAGCAAGAGCCATATAATTCAAAGCCTCTGCCGCTTGTGTTGCCGAGAATGCCGTTGTTGCTCCCATTTGCATTGCAAATTCACGGAGATCGCCAATTTCATCAACGCCAACGCCCATTGTTGCCGCAACTTGAGACATTGACTTGTCAAATTCCTGCCCAACCTGAACAGCATCAAGACCGAGTTTGCCCATCGCCGCTGTCGTAAGAGCAATCCCAGAACCAACGACTTTCATCGCCGTGCCGAATCCGCCACCTATTTTTGAAGCAAGACTGCTCGCTTTACCTTGCGCATCTTCAACTTCTTTATCATAGTCTGTCGTATCAAGCTTCAATCTCGCGACTAAATCAAATAGGCTCATTTTCCTCACCGCCTTTCTTTAATTTGTTTTTAATTTTGTTAATAATCATTTGCCCAGTTTCCTCCTCAGCCTTTTCATCTACGTTCCGAGTTCCGTTAACGATGTCAATCCATCTGCGGTCAAACTTGAGCTGAGCCTTCAATGCATCAGTAACATAAATGCGGTACGCAAGTTCCCGATTCACTTTACGAATCCGAGCAACCACGTACCGCATGAATGTCCTTAATTCTTTTCTTCCTCTGTATTCTCCGTAGCAGAGCCAGAAGTTTTCTCGGAGGTCGTCGGACTCTGCGATGTAAAAAGGCTGATCACATCAGGGTCGTTGAATAGTTCCGCAAGCCCAGCCATAATTTCGACCATGCTCGGTTCATATTCTTCCACATCCTTATCAGCTAATAACGCCAAAATTGTAAGCACCGCTTTTTTGTGACCTTTCAAAGCCTTTTTAATAGCTTCAAGCCTTAACCCCGCTTGATATGGTGTCTTTACTTTGTCGTCCGTCATAATTTCAATGATCGGCTCCATCAAATCAACCATAACGTCGAGGGCTTTTTCGCCCTTAAAATCCGATAATCTCATGAGAATTCCTCCTTTTTGCTCATGCTATGTGTTTATCAGGTGTTCCCAGTTGCACCCTCAGGAAGCGATGCTGAATAGAACACCATCGGCATAGTATCCTGAGCGTCGATTGAAACATGACCCGTCAGCTCAACACTAATCTGTCCTTTTGCATTTTTCCCTGTCTGAAGAGAGAATCCTGAAGTGGACAGCGCATTTTTAAGCTGTACAGCCACCATTCCGCCATCAGCTCTGTCACCGACCCACCAAATGTCTGAAAAGTCGGTCTGCTTTAGGTCGCGCCTCGGAACAATCGAAGATGTAGCCGCTGTAATGTCAGCTGCGCCGAGTGCGAGCCGAATAGCCTCAGCAGAAGTTCCAAGAGATGTGAAGCTCATTCCGCACTCCCAAGAATCAAGGTGTTTTAGTTCCTTCATGTTTACCGGACAGTTGTCAACATCTTCGCCCATGTCCGAATATGTGGGAACACAAGTGACGTTGATACCGCCAGTCGTTGCGCAAATGATGTCTTCGTCATCAAATGAGCCCGTTGCCGGAGTAAAATTAGAAAGCAGGATTCCCGCGTCAAGCTGTAAGCCTTCAAAGGTGTCCTGCGGAATCACAGTAAATCTACCCATGATTATCTCCTTTCGGCGGTCATAAACTCCGCCTGAATGTTCAAATAAATTCTTCTAATCGTGTCGTCAGCTTCACCCATTCGTTGAGCAAACGGCTGACCACGAGTAATCCACAATTTGCCGTTGTCGGTCTCTATAAGCTTACCGCCGCTTCCGATTGCCTCAAATATCTGAATTGCCTTTATGGAAATATCGCTCCACGAAGTAGATTGCATCCATAATGAAGCTGTCAAATATACAATTTCATCGAATCCAGAAATAGAAGCTTCATATGTGATATACTTCCCGCCGTTCTGCTCCATCGCATTATCCGGAACAGTATTCTCGTCATAAGCCTTCCATCCAAAAGACGACCAAAACTCATGTAACGCCTGAAAATTATTCGCCATATTTCAGCACCTCAAATTCCCAAAACGAATTCTTCTGCCGTAACTTGTCGCATGTCGAGCGTTGCGCTTTTCGGCGTGTATTTGTTGTCCCCGTCTGAAGTCACTCGGAATATTTTTCCGTCTGATAATCTCCGGAACACGTCGTGATATTCGAGCATTTTGCTTCGGCGAACCGTAACAGTATAAACGCTTGTAACCCCCTGCGCTTGTGCTGCCCTCGCTTCAATCGATGAATCAAAAGTTATCGCCGCATCAAAATGAGAGCCGTCAATCCATCTCGTTATCTCTCCACCGTAACCGTCATCCGTTGTTGTTTTGTGCATCATAACACAAGATTCAAGCGCATCCGAAAGTAGACTCATACGTGTAACCGCCTCCACTTTCTAAGTCTGTCAGAAAAATGACTTTGCCATGTGTACGCTCCATCGCCTTCTCCAGACCTTCCACCTGTTCCTTTTGTGTACGAATACCCACCAAAACTTTCCGAAGAATACGGTGAATCCAAAACCGATTTGTTTTGATCGACCCACGAATCTATTTCAGCGGCGAGAGCGATGACTGCAGGAGGTACAGCCATCGCCCACACCGCACCCTCGAACACCTCGTCTTCTAATCCGGAGGCAGGGTATCGGTATACTCCATCATTAAGTACCGAACCGACAATTCGGAAATACTGACCATCAAGCAGGAACGGAAGATCAATGCTCCCGTCTGTGACAGTAAAGTTTCCAATATGTTTGTCCGTATCTGTTCTGACAAAATAATTTTTTAGTTCTGCACACAGCTCGGTAAGCATTGTCTTTCCCCTTCCTTAATCAGCGAATTGCACGTGCCGAAGAATATGTCCACAATTTACCCTCGTGTCAGTATAAATTGAGATATTCTTCTTCCTGCACCCCTCGCAGAAATACAAATCCTCTGAAAGCATTCCTCTGTTTTGCCCTCCGTAATTTACCCAATCGTACCACGGATATGAAACATTTTTGAAAACACTCGTTTTAATGAACGCACAGCCCATTCCGCCGCCATGAATACGCACTTTGTACTCGCCTTTTGCTTTCAGCACGGCAATTTCCTCTGCCGTGTATTCGCTCTCAAGCGGGTAGTTCTTGTATCGCACTCCGCCATCCGTCAAGAGCTTGCACACGCACGTCTGGCCACGGTAAATGTTATCCGTGTCTCTGTGTGCGTAGTATCCGAGGCAAACTTCCTTTGCATCATCAAGCAAATTCAGAAGCGCATCTTTCGGAAGAACAACATCGTTGTCAACCATCAAGACGTAATCCGCTCCGCAGTCCAAGGAAATTTGAGCAATTCTATTCCGAGCCGTTGCGCAGTCATATCCTCTCACATATTCAAACACAATTTCATTTCCCACTTTGTTGAGATCAAATATCGACTTGAATGTGTCAGGAAATATGTTCTCAAAAGTAGGAACCGCAATCAGAATCTTCACTTGTTATTAGCCCCCAGTTGCGCCTGTTGCTCCAGTCGCGCCGTCAGATTCGCCGAAGCTGATGACAGCAATTCCGTCAAGGTACTCAGCCCACAGAGCCATGCCCATGAGCGCATAGCTCTCGCCGACAGCGGTGGAGTAGTTGCCCTGCGCGTGGAAGCCAATCAGATTGGTCTCACCCTGCGTGGTGTAGTTCAGACCGAGGCGGGCAAACTCGCTATCGCCGGGGTCGATATAGTACAGGTCGATGTTTTCAACGGGAGTTGCAATCACATCGCCACGGCCAATGCGGGAGGCTGGCAGAAGGAACAGAGTGCTGTACCCGAGGAAGTCCTTAATGTAGGTCAGACCGAACTGCGTCTGCACGGAAATATCAGCCGCGCCAAGATAGTCGTAAGCGTCAAGAATATTGGCAAAGCCGACAATGGCGGTAACATCCTTCTGCATGGTGGCAAACTTGTTCAGCACTTCGCCCTGTGCCTTGGCAAGAGCGTCCTGCCAAGTGGAGGCAGAACCGGTCAGAGAACCGGTGTTGAGGAAAGTATAGAATTTGCCGAGAACGACGTTCTGAAGCTGTGTCAAGAAAGCGTCATCGGACTTCTCGATGGCGATTTCAGCGCCGTACTTGTTTACATCCTCAATGGGGACAGCCTTCGCGTACTTGAGAATAGTAAGATCAGACTTAGCGGCCTGAGTGACGGTCGCCTTGCTGTAGGGGATAACCTCTCCGGGGTCAACTGCTCCGTTCTCAAGCTCAACGCTTGCGGAATAGGAAATAAGCTGAGTGCCGGGAGCCTTGCGAATCGGACGCATAATGCCGAGAATGTCTCTCAGCGCGGTCCAGTTGTCACCGAAGCGAGTGACAAAATCCACCTCGCGGGCAGTAATAGCCCCAGCAGTACCAGCGCCGTAGCCATTGGGCAGACTGTCACGGGGATTGGTCAGAGATTCAACATTAGTTGCAGCCATAGTTATTTATCCTTTCATCAATTCTGGATTTTCGGCAAGAGCTTTCTGCCGTTCAGAAGTGGACATTACATATCGACCGTGATCATCTTTCTTGAAAATGTCCGCCTTGGTCAGTTTGCTCCCGCCATTGTTTGCGGGCGGATTTGCAGTTTGCACTCCCTGTACTGTTTTGGTAACTACCAGTCCAGCAAAAGTTCCACCAATAAGCGCATCCAACGCCGCTGTGTCTTTAATCTTCTCGCCATCAAGTTCAATCGCACCGATTTCTTCCGATGCCCCCCTCATAGCGATTTCAAGATTTGTGCCTGTGATATTTTTGCTTTGGAAATAATTCCGTACCGCTGTTTCTTTTGCGGCTCTCGTTGCCTTATCGACTACTTCTTTTTTGTAATTCTCAAAAGCCTTGTGCTCCGAGTTGTACTTTTCCTCATAATCGACGGCAGGTTTTGCTTTCAGAACGTTCAACTCCTTCTGAACCTCTTCGAGCTTGTCAGAATCCGCTTTGTACTTTGCAACATCATCTTTTAATGGGTCAACCACTCCGAGATGCAGCGCAATAATGGAATTTTCCATTTCATCTGTACAATTTTCTCCAATGATTTTTCGGATTTCTGCTCTTGTGAATTTTGGCATATTCAATCTCCTTTACTTCGGGCGCATTTCTTTGCGCTTTGATTGCTTCTTAATTCAGTATAGCACAGCATTTTTCGGCTTGTCAAGTGCTTAACTTTTTCCCGCCTCAATTGCCGCCTTTAGCGTCTTTTGATACTCATCCGTATGATTTGCCATAGCATTTTTCAGAAAGTGCGCTCCTCCGGTTTGATGTCTCCGGTCAAGCGTTTCAACCGCCTCCGCATACTCAACATTCGAACCTACATACAATATTCTCTGCCCGACAGTAGCTTTTGCAAATGTTCCGGAATATCCTCCTTTTCCGTCCCCTTTGTTTGCTCTATATGTTTGCAACTGCGCCTGTTGTCCGTCAAGACCATATGTAATGCTATTCCTCAACAATCCGGTATCCACAGGACAATTTTTCACCGCATGGCCTACCACTTTTTCACCGATTGCGCTCAATCCGGTTTCCACGGCTTCAGCTAACTCCTGCAAAATGTCAGCGGAATAGTCCTTAATCGTGAACGTGAACGTCTCTTTCGGCATCTACAATTTCATCTCCCATCGTGATGATTTCACCGATCTTTTTTCCGTCTTTCCATACTTCAAGGATTCCGGTTTCTTCGTTCCTGCTCTTTCACAATCTGTTCCTCGTGCATTGTATCGGTGTCTTCATAATCCTCAATCCGCACGATCTCGCCGTTTGCTTTACGGAATCCGACAATATCAGAAATCATTGAGCAACGACAATTATAAACCGTCTCAGCCGCCGCATCAGGGTCTCCGGGAAACATGACCTCATTTCCATTCCCATCAATAAACGGCTCATCAAGCTCCTTTTCTTGTCCGTCAAGTGATAAATGGAAGTCTCTCGTTCTGCTGTCAGGAGTGGCAATCCAAACCTTTTTGATCACCGCACCTCTGTCCTGCAAGTCTTTGAACCGATCTGATTTTCCTCGATTCTCAGCTCCGGTTACCATTGTGCGAGCATTACGAACCGCCGCGTTTTTGTTGTTGTCCACGATCGGCATAATCCTTTTTGAAAGCTGTGGAATGCTTTCTCCTTGTAGAATTCCCTGAAGTACAGACGAATTTAACTGTTTCGTGTTCCACCGCTTGTCTTTTGGAATATCCAGCTTCTTATACGGCAGTTTTATATCTCCGTCCTTTATCATCCGCTTAACTGTGTTTTCGTCACGAACGTTCAGCCGAATGTCAATCCTCACCTCATCGGGTTCCGCCCAATTATAAACCTTCCTGTAAATCGTCGGAATCTTGTCATTCATATAACTGATTGCAATATTGTTCGTGTTCGCAAGTCTATCAGTCGTTTCATCAATCATCTGCCTGTAATATTCATTTCCGGTCATCATTTTGACCTTTTGATTCTGCAACTGTTTCTTTGCCTTGTCTATTGCTTTTTGGTCGCCCTTCTTTTCTGCTTGCTCAACCTTTTTTTCATACTCGCCAACCTTTTTTTCAGCAGACCCCATAAATTCGTCCCATTTTTTTCGGATTCCGGACTCTGCTTCTTTGTAAATGGAATTGATTTTCTTTTCCATATTCTTCAATTCTTCGTCCGTCCAGTCACGAGAATCTGCCATTCGTTATCACTCCTCTGTAGGCTATTGCTCCTGTCCCTGTTGCTGATACCGTTCACTTTCGTCCTCAAGCATCTGACGTAGAACTTCGTCAACATTATCAATATCGCCAAGGGTTTCAAGAATTTTCCGTGTTACGTACTCCTCACTCAAAAACTGTGCAGACTGTGCAAGCACTTGAATTACTTCTTCCTGATTTACAATAACCGATCTTGTATATGTCGGATTACCTTCAAGCCCTGCAACCCTCATGATTTCTGTAATAAATTGAGTAACTTGAGCCTCGAAAAGGTCTGTCTTTTGATTTAGCGGCTCATACGCCGCTTTTATCTGCGTCGCCGTTGTTGCTCCGCCTGATATTTCTTTCACATCAAGAGCCATGAAATCATCAAAAAGCTGAGACCTTAACCGTTTTAACGCCGTCTCAGAAGCCTCAAACGGAACATCTACGCTGTGTGAATCGACTTCCTCATTACCTTCTAAATGCGTAACATGGAGCGTTTTAAGCCGTTGTATGAATCGCTCATCATCAATATCATCCATTCCGCCGGCATTTTTAATTACCCAATAAATAATATTTGCGTCATCAATATTGTTGACAAGCTGAGAAGCCATCAAATCGTAAGCGTCAATTGTTTCACGCGAACCAACAAGTTCTGATTGCTTGTTCACATTATAAAGCGGTACAATCGGAAATCCTTCATAATTTCCGCCATCATATATTTCAGTACCAGTTGCGGAGCTTTCTTTTACAGTAATGTACGGCTGTTTTTCTTTATATAATTCAATATCTTCTGAATTTCGGCGAATATATTCTGTATATCCATCTTCCTCAAACAGCGTCATACGAAGCGGCTTGCTATCATCAATCTGCCAAAAACGAACTCCGGACCTGATTGACCCATTCTCTTCGTCCATAAGCGGAGCAAATTCCAGGACCGAGAACGGCTCAACATGATCAAAGTTCCAAAAGCCAAACGACACACCACCATTTAGCGCATCCGTTGCAAGCTTCTGTATCACATAATCAAAATTATCACCGAGCTTTTCTTTTACGTTTTTTTCCTTGAATGACACACCATTTCCAAGCAGATATTGAACTGCCTGAGTAATGAAATAATAATAGTACCTTGACGGGATTTTGTGATTCGCAGCCCAAATGTCAACGTGAGCCCTTCCGGCAAGGTCATACACAAATTTCTGCGCTCGCATAATTGTTGGGTTCACATGCTTGTAATACAAAGACGCATCTTCCGCAATTTTGTAAAGCGGTGATGACTTGTGTTCCCTAACCACTTGCAAAGCAAAATTCATTCGTTCCTTTTCGTTTTCTCCAATTGCGATTAAGTCCTGATACGTTTTCATACCTTACCCCCAAATCGATGTTCTTTCTGTGTCGCTTGATTTTTTCTGCCACAACAACCGGATTATACTCGCCAAACTGTCCGGCGCATCGTCGTGTTCTGCGTTCTCATTGTAGTCGCAAATCTGCTGTATATAAGCGTCATCTGTCCCATTGACAAAGACAACGTTTTTCCACTCGGCTTTCAAATAGCTTGTGATCTTCAAAAATTTGTTCATGTTTTCATGGTATAAAACAACACGTTCATTTTTTGCTCTAAACTGTTTTGCCAAATATCCCTTATCACCATTATCCTCACAATAAATCCTACCACAATTCAACGATTTGCGCAAGGCAATTATTTCATCTTCACAATCATCGACATGTTTTCTCCAAAGTTTTCCCAAAACATAATAAACCCCATCTTTTTTTGCCGCAATAGTATACGCTGTATAGTCCTCTCCGCCATAAGCCGCATCGACATGAGTATATCTCGATTGTTCCAACATCGAAATGTCTCCGCCCGTCTTCGGCTCTGTAAAAATGACATCCTCGGAAGCAATATGACGAAGTTCATAATTCGCCGCAAAAAGCGAGGGAAGCATGGAATCCCTTAGCTCTTTTAACCGTTCTTCTGATATAATCTTTTTTATTTCAGGATAATAGCAGTCGTACTTTTTGGCTTCTGGCATAATCGAAAACGCGTCATCCTGATGCCACGGTGTGCCCGAATTGAATGTTCTTCCATCTGGATTTCGAATATTCTGAAGCTCCTGATAAAACAGCTTCGTGCGATCTCGTTCCGCCTTTGATACCCTATCTTGAATATTTACAATATCATCCGTGAAAATATAATCGAAATGCTTACCAGTAATTGAGCTGCCTATTCCAAGTCCTATTAACTGTGCCGAGCCTCTAACATCATTTGTTAAATTTGTGCTTACCTCGCTTGTGTTTTGCGTAGTCAGCGTCAATCTAACTCCATATATTTTCTCCACAAAATATTGCGTGTGCGGGTCAAGAAGAATCTTCTGGACTTGCTTTATGATCTCTCTTGTGTCAGTATCGGTCTTCCGGATAAACGCCGTCCTTTTGTTGGGCAATAATATCAAAATGATCGCAAGCGCAATTCCGTCACAAGTCGTTTTGAACGTTCCTCGAGAAGCCTGAAGCGTCGAATCTTCTTTCCCTCTGACCATCCATTTAATCCATTCATTATGCAAAGAGCTCAGCTTTGTAAAGCCGAGCATCTTTCCAAAATCAGCAGGACGGTTCAGCAAAAACTCAATCGCCTGTTGTCTATTCATTTAATACAATCCTTTCAACCTCGTCAATTACAGCCTGATCAACCTCGGAAATCATAACCTTTTCAATCGGTTTCTGCCCCACCGTATCTCGAAGCGTTTCAAAAGCCTTAATATTGCCTTTCATTGCCTGTTCAAAAAGTTTTGTGGCAACCGCTTCTGTTCCGGTCAGAGAGTTTCCACTTTTATCCGTATAATCTCTCTCCAATAACGCCTCAAGTGCAATACGCAGGTCTTTTTTTCTGCGCCTCGCCTCGCCAGATGCGATTCCACCCTTCTTCTGTTCTTCTTGTGTTAGCTTGTATTCGCCCGGTCGAAGGTTCTGCTCATTCGCCATTAAATCAGCCCCCATTCTGCGAATTTTTCAAGGCCGCCAATATTGCGGATGTATTCTTCCTTAGCCATTCAGCAACACCGCCTTTTCCCCAGTAAAGTCTTCCCACCTTTGAATGATAACATCACAGTAGCTTTCATCCAATTCCATTATATAACAAATCCTGTCTAATTGCTCACACGCCATTAATGTTGTACCACTTCCGCCAAACGGCTCAATAACAATGTCGCCTTCCTGCGTAAATGCGGCTATATATTCAGCAGGCAAAAATACAGGAAACGGTGCAGGATGTTTCTTGCATATTTTCCCACTTTCAAGATTCTGCTTTGTTACACTTGACAAGCAAATTTCTTGATCATCATTTTCAAACTGTATATCAAGTACAGTTTCCATTTTTTTATATGCCTTATTTGTGATTCCGCTTGTTGTTGCAACAATACTGCCATCTTTTCTTCTTACAGCTGAATTTTTCTTTTTTCCTGCATTTGATACAATACTTGCATCTTTCTTTTTCCAAGTATAATTCATGTCAACTGGATTTTCGCCAAACACAAAAATCCATTCATGCCTAATTGGAATCATAGCTTTTTGCATTCCAATGCTTCCGCAACTCAACTTATCCCATACACACCATGCCAATAATTTCAAATCGCATTCATGTGCCATTTCAATGTATTTATCCCAATAGGCGAAAACCTCGCCATCTTTGCGCTGAATACCCAAATTTACTGCTTGTATTTCAGCATAATCTTTATAACAAAAAATAAAGCCGCAAATATTATCAACACTTAAATCCTTGTCGCCGTTATAATCCCTAATATCACTATATGGCGGTGATGTGAATAATAATTTGCTTTTTTGCCCATTCATTAATTTTTCTACATCATTTATATCTGTGGAACTCCCACACAACAGCCTGTGCTTGCCAAGTTGCCACACATCACCGCTTTTACATCTTTCCTGTACATCTTATGGGATTTCAACTTCTTTTAATTCTTTTTGATCTTCTTCATAATCAAATCCAAACTGCTCCATATCAATATCAACAATATCTTCTAATTCCATGTTCAACATATCAATGTCAAAATCCGTATTCATTGTTAACTTGTTATGCACTAACATATACGACCTGCGCTGTTCATCTGTCAGATTATCAAGACGAATAACAGGAACTTTTGAAATTTCCGGCATCTCCATAACTGCGAGCAATCTACCGTGTCCTTCAATCACTTCGTTGTCGTGCCAAACTGCAATCGGATCATTAAAGCCAAATACTTGAATAGATTTCTTAATCTGCTCTACTTGTTCAGTTGGGTGTAGCTTTGCGTTGTTTGCATAAGGTTTTAATTGTTCTTTATTAAGATATTCGATTTTTAGTTCCACTTTCTTCGCCTCCTGTTTTTATAATACCCTGTTCAATTTCAATTGTCAATCTTTTCAAAAAAACGCTCATAGTTTAAGCCGGAAATTTCCAAAAGCTTATCAATCTGTTTGACCGTAAGGTGGGCATCAAGCCCTTTAAATAGACGTGTAAGTCGTGATTCAAGGCTTCTATCATAATGTCCTACTATCGCCGATGCTAACTTTGGAAATGTTAATTCATTGTCATCGCGAAGCATTTTTGCAAATCCATAATAATAAGGATTTTGATATAAATTTGCGTTTTTCCTCTTTCTTCTTCCTGCAAAAGCCGGGTTATTCATAAACGCGTGAACATACTGCTTCGTGACCCCATAATAATTTGCGATCGCTTCATAAGTCATTCCGCCCGCTCTCATTTTATTTGCTTCTTCAAAATTGATACTGCTCATTCTTTCCTCCGATCTTGTAAAGAAGTAAAAATGTAAAGAATTTTCCATATAAATGTATTTGGATATATGTTTTTTGTTTCATACATTTTTTAAGTTATAAAATATTGTTTACATCTTTACATCTTTACATTATATTTCTTATATCCATATTTATATAATATATATATAAATATTATATAAAATATATATATTTGTTATATAATAATATATAAAATAAAGGGTTTTTGAATGTAAACAAAAATGTAAACAAGTAAGCCAAAAATGTAAACAACTCAGAAATCTTCATCAAAATCACTGAATTTTACACTATTTTCAGGCTCTTTAAATACCCGCGCCCACCACATTTGAACGCCGAATTCAATAAATCGCTTTACTTTCGGTTGCTTTTCCCAACTTTCCATTGACTGCATGATTACACCGATTTCATTTGATTCCTTTTTTGACGGCTTTGTAAAATCATTTCCAAGAGCGTTTTTCCATAGGTCTAATATGCAAGTTTGCTCTTTATCTTCAAGATAGCCTTTAATTAAACCAACCCTATAATCGTCCTCAACCGCATCATTCTGCTTTTCTCTGATTTCCTCAATCAACGCTCGATCTGCATAAGGATGAAGTTCCCCGTGCAGAAACATCTCCCGCGCCTCTGCCCAGCACTGCCGGATATACTCTTTTATTTCCGCCTCGTGGTCGAACAGGTCGTAGCCAGACTGATTTACGCGCACCGGATAGAATCTCCGGTTTCCAGTTTTGTCTGTCAAGAACTGCTCTTTGTTCGTTGTGCCGATAAAGACACACTGCCGCGGATGATCTGTAACTCGCTTATCAAAAGGCATCCTGTATCGGTCATTAAGCCGTGTCAAATAGCTTTTTACAGCCTCTTGTTCTTTTGATTTTGTCATAGCAAGGAGTTCAGAAACTTCACAAATCCATGCGCCCTCGACTGCCTCAATTCCACGCTGACCCTCAAACTCATTTACTTCTGTAAAATATTCATCTTTCAATGCTAGCCAACGAACAAGTGTACTTTTCCCCTCTCCCTGCTTCGTGCCAATAAGTACAGGCATGTCATCAAACTTGCAACCGGGATTATACAGACGGTGAATTCCACCCGCAAAAATAAGGCGCGAAACTTCTCGCGTGTAAGCACTATCTTCACATTTTGTCCATGTAGCAAGGAAGTTCAATATTCTTGTTTGCCCGTCCCATTTTATGCTGTTTACAAGGTCACGAACAGGGTGATACTCGTTCTTTGCAAATACGATTCTCAAAGCATCATCGCATTTTTGAACGCTGTGGATTTTGTACTCGTGCTCGATGTATCTCCGGGTTTCTGCATCATCTGCATCAGTCCATTTTTCGGTAACTCCGTTCCGCTCCTGTTCCGGCGAATAAGTAAGCAAATTGAATTTTAGCCCATCAAACTTTCCGTCATTCTCTAAAATCTTTAGGAAGTTATCGACTGTTACAAGAGGCGATCCATTTCCTGAAAAATCAAGTGGTATTCCGGTCTTGTTGAAGTTCTCTTTTTTGTGTTCATCTGCAAGCCCTTTGTCAAGCTCCTTAAAGCCGTCTATAACAGTTTTGAAACGCTTTAATATACCATATTCCTGAGCTTTTAATTCGAGCATAGCAATAATACGTTCCTGTTCCGCGGGCTCTTGAACATCAAATATTGACTTAATTGTTTCGCTCGAAAATAAAATTTCAGGTGTAAAAGAAACTATTGCCCTATCGCTTAAATCCATACAACCTCGATTCCGCTAAGTCTAACCGAAACTTAGCTGTCTCTAAACCGCTCAACGCCTCCATAAAGCGGTGGTCAGGCGCTTCGTCAAACGGCTTAGGTTTATACCTCATATAGTAGCAATCAAGCCTCGCATAATTATCATATGCTTTTTCAAATTCTTCTTTTAATTTTTCATGCTGATTTTTTTCGTGAAGTTTAGACCTTTTCGCTTCCTGTGCATCAAGATATTCGCGTAGCGTAATTCTTCGTTCAATCGGCAAATTTAACCCAAAATCAATGTCAATTTTCGATATTGCTTTCTGAAAATCAAGACCATAAAGCTTTTGTACGAACGAAATAACGTCGCCATGCGCTCCACATGTGAAGCAGTGAAAATTGTCTGAATATATATGCATTGACGGATGCCCATCGTTATGAAACGGGCAAAGCATCTTGTGTGCTCGATTCACTTCAAAGCCATATCGCTCGACAACTTCCTGCATACTCAATCTGTCTTTTATCATATTCGCAATATCAATCATAACTACTACCTCATTATAGATTATCCGCCCTGTTCGGGCAAGGCGGATAAACCAGTTGCACCAATAAAAAACCGACATAGAATCCGTATGCGTTAATTTTTATTTTAGGGCTCCCGAACGCCCCAATGAGTATATTATAACATGTTAATCTTTTGTTGTCAATATTTCGACGACTTTTCTTCCTGTCTCTTTTTTTGAGCAAAAAAGGAACTCAACGCCATATGAAATATGCACTCTGAAAATCTCGTTCATTAATGCCCTTCCTGAGACCCTGCTGTAATGGTCGTTCCATAACGCAACATCTTTTATTGACTTTATTTTTCCTCCATGCTCCACAAGAATGTATAGCTTGATGCCCTGCTCTTTTGCCCTGCGCACCTCGCGCCAGAATCTCGAATGGTCTTTCCGATTCATCAAGTTTCTGCAAAGCTCATTTAGGTCTTTTTTTGTGTCAACGCTTATTTTCCCTTCGGGTAACATATAATCACCAACATTAAGCGTTTCAGGTTTTAGCTCGATTCCGTTTGCTTTGCAATACTTCTCAATGTTTTCATGTTTTCCTTTCTGCTGGCGCGTATCAGCCAACAGGACTATAGAACATCACCTCTTTTAGAATGGAATATCGTCGTCTGACGTTACCGTAATATCCCCGTCCTTATACTCGTTAGATACCGGACTTCCAGATTCTCTTTTTGACCCGGCAAACGACAAATCATCAAGAACGAGCTCAGTATTTTTTCGCTTGTTCCCCTGCTGATCTTCCCAAATTCGTGTTTGCATAGCACCATGGACGGCAATCCAATCTCCTTTGTGAAAATATTTCGAAACAAATTCGGCGGTTCCTCTCCACGCAACGCAATCAATCCAATCCGTAATGCGTTCTTCATCTTTTTTGTATTTGCGGTCAACCGCAATCGTAAAATTGCAAACAGGAACATCACTCTGTGTGTGTCTGAGTTCAATATCCGCCGACAATCTTCCCAAAAATACGCACGAGTTAATTGCCATTACTTATTCTCCTTTCAATGCCTCTGTTAATTCTGTCGCTTCTGCCGGAGCTTCAAACCATTCTGCGACCTTGCTTTCTCCGCCCTTGATCGCATTATAAATTCCAATATACTCAACGAAATCATCCGAATTCATTTCAGATACTTTCTTTTTGAGCCTGTTCTCGATCTGCTCTTGTGTAATGCCGAAACGTGTAAACGCAACGACCATCTTTTTCACACGGTCAATAAGCGGTTCTTCAGATTTTCCAGCAAGCGTCTTTTTACACTCCTCGATGCAACCATCAACGAACCACGCCGGAAGAATCGCAAGGATTCTCGATCTCAATCTGCGAGCCGCCATGTTTGCGTTGTTTTCGTAGATGTCTCGCAAGCTCGTAAGCGCAACAATCTTTTTGTTCACCTCGCGCTTGTGAGGATTTGTGAAGTTCTGAACGCTCTGTGCGTTCGTCTCTAAGTCCCAAGCATAAGCTTGCATTTCCGATTTTCCGTCATCCTGCGAAAGTTCTTTAATGCCATAATCGACATTTCCCCAACATCTCGCAAGCTCCTCCGCGAATCTAATAGTAGGACCTTCAACAGTCTGCCCTGATCTCGGATAGCTATAAAAAGCTTTTTCCGCCATCGATCTGCGCTGACAAGCTTCGATCGCTTTATTATAAGACGCTACTTCATCTCTCGGAAAACGCTTTGCAATTACGAGCTTTCCCTGTGCTTCTGCAATAGCGCGAGAGCTTTCAATCGCGATCGTTCCCTGATTGATGTTGTCAAGGTTAGCTGTTACTCCGGCTCTTGTTGTCTCTGTAACTTCTGCTTTCTCAACTTTCACGATTTCGTTATCCATGTTTTACCTCCTGTTATTCAACCTCTTTCGCCAAATATGCTGGCAGTGCGAGGTTGTTAATCACATTATAAGCACCTAAATAGCCGTACCAATTACCACTTTCTTTGCAATCGTGATAAATCCCTATGAGCTCGCGGAAAATGTCATATCCGCGCTTCAAAAGGTAATTATCAGCTTGCAAAACGTTCACCGCGTAAGGCGGGTCTTTCTCCTGTGCAATGAAAACGAAAACCGGGTCTATTCCTGTATTCATTTTTACCGCCACACAATACATGGCCGATTGGAAATCATATCCATAATTTATTGCCGACTTGATAAACGAATCCGTACTTGCATTTGCTGTTGTCTTGTAGTCAACGATAATCGTTTTTCCTCCAAGTTCGGTGATACAATCCAGTCGAACCTTGCAACGCTCATTTGTAAAAGCGTCATTCCAATAATAGGCAACCTCATGCTTGCCGTTGTCAAGAAGTTTGCTCACAAAAGGCGTTTGTTTCGCCTTATTTGCCATTTGTAGCGCTTTTTCGTAGTCAGCCCGTGAAATTATGTACTTTTCAGAAAAGTCGCTTAAAAACGCATTATAGGCTTCTTTCCCGGCTTTTGTTCTCCGGTCTACATCCGGCATAATTGCGAAATCTTCATCGAACGTTTCAGGCTCAAGCAAAAGCTTATGAACCAACGAACCGAAAATCAATGCCGGAGTAGGTTCTTCCGGATGCTCCTGCGCCCACTTGAACTTTTCCGGGCTTTCTCTTAATAGCCACAACTCCGATCTGCTAATACCATCTGAAGCCCGGTACTCTTTCTCTCTCACTTCTTTTTTCCTCCTGCCTTTACTGCAAGAAAAATCACAAACCCAATCCACTCAACAAGTAGCGTTGCGATTATTCCTGCGATGAATCGGTCGATGTACATTCTGTTTCCTCCTTGTTCCCTGCCGCAAGTAATCTCATTCGAACGTATGCGCTCATAGTCATTCCGCTCGATTTTGCCGCAAGCAGGATTCTCGCTTTTTCCTCTCGCGTCAGCTTTAACGCAAGAACCTCCGGTCTATCAATCATTGAATCACCTCCTTTCTTATATTATAATACATAAAAGCTAAAAAGTAAATACTTTTTTAAAACTTTTTTAATATGATGTCATTTTAATCGAAATGATCTTGCCGTTAACGGTTTCCGCTCTTTCAAGCGGCTTCACTCTTACAACTTTCATTCTTAAATCCTCCTGCAAAAATCTTCACCGTAGCAAACTCCAAGCGATCTGCCATTGTCCCATTTTACATGAATCGTGCCGATGTCATCGACTGCAGCAACCGTTCCTTTTGTTCCCGGAAGAATCCCTCGCGGGTCATCTCCCATGCTTACAAGCTCAACTCGGCAACCTTTTGGATAATCCTTTTTGAGCCTTTCTACCGTTTCTCTTGATGCTGTTCTGAACATTGATTTTCCTCCTGTCAATTTTGATATATTCTTGTTTTAACGAAGCGGCGATCATAATCAACAAACTGGCCGTCTTCAGTAACAATTCTGATGTACTGATTTTCTCCATCCTGCAAGTAATAGACTTGAACAACGCCTATAAACATTGCAATCGTGCTGTTGTCTTTTTTGCTGTAAACGAACACTTTCATATTTCACCTCACCGAATTTCATGCCGCACAATCTCAAATTTTCCGTCTGCTACTTCTTCATAAATAGGTACTAAGACGTGCGTTTCATCAATCCCGAAATATTCTCCGTTCCAATAGGCATCGCCATAGTGCCAGAACCACTCTGCAAGATTCTCAATATCTTCCTGCGAAGCATCCGATCTCATTGCTTTTTCTTTAAGCTCCTCATAACTGTATCTATTCATCTTTTGCTCCTCCTTACGGCATGATGTTCACATAAATGAATCCGGGGCACTGCTTCTCTTTTTCTTTCGGGGCAATCTCTTTAATATAAGCCTTACAGGCTCTTTTCGCTTCAGTAAGCGTTCCAGTAGCCCAAAACTCATAACCCTCAAACTCGAAGCCCCAACGCCCGTAGCCTTTCGGTTGCCTGCCGTGTTCGCACATATACTCTCTGTTTGTAAATTCGATCGTCATATTGTCCTGCCTTTCTGCCGGGATTAGCCGCCCGGCTCGGCTTGTTTTAATGATTAGCAATACTGCACTAAGTCGTATCTTCCAGCTTCGATGCAAGCGTTCTGCCGATGGATGATCGCGTTATCAGACATCTCTTTCATGCCTTTCCAAGTTTCCCAATCAACCCATGCGACTGGGAGCGGCATCATGAAGAACTTCTCGCTCTGCTCTTTGAGCGCTTCAAGCTTTTCGTACTCTTCGTCGCTGGCCTTCTTTTCTCCGCTGTAAATGTCGTAAAGTTCGATCATCGCGATGTTGTGGATAAGCTCGAAGTTATGCTGATTCTTATAAGTGTTGAAAGGATAAAGCTTGTTGCAAGAAATGAGCTTCATTCCATTTTCTGCGAGCTTTGCTTTGTTCTCCTTGACCTTTTCTTTTGATCTCGGATAGCAACGTTTGACCTCGCCGCTTTTGCTTTCATAGACCATTTCCCAACGTTCTTCTTTTGAATAGTTCTGATACATTTTTGCGCCCTCCATATCTTTATCTTATGTCTATATTATATACTATTCGTTTTGAAAAGTCAATACTTTTTTAAAAATAATTTTACTTTTTTTATAAAAACAAGCGACAGCCGAATAACGACTGCCGCCTCTTTTTGTTTTCACTTTTTTTATGCGTCTTCTGTAATTTTCTTCTCCCCATCCGCACAAAAGAAATCCGGAGCAACATTTCTTCCAAACAGCCTGTGTTCACAATAAGGGTGGTCAGGAAACTGCGGAATCACTATTCTGTATTTGCAATCCTTGCATTGTATCAATTCGCGGTCTACTACCGCAGGAAACGTTGCGGGAATTACTGCTTTCAAGACTTCGTATGTCGCTTCTGAATCAATGATGTATTTTGGCATTATTAGGCCTCCCTTGCAGTGTATTCATAATAATGGTAGTTGTCGTCATTTCCGTGCTCTTCATACCAGTATGCTCTTCCTTCGTTTCGGTATCTGGCATTGCTCTCCTCTACTCCTCATTCTCCTCGTTCTCCTCTACTCCTCGTTCAAATCCTTCCGTGAATCCTTCCACGAACGGTTTAGCCCACGCCTCTAAGCCGTATACTGATGGCGAAAACAGAAACAGCAATGGACGTATCCAACATGGGCACACCCAGTATGCTCGCAACGTATAAGTAGACTCGTATCCAAATGTATACCCCTTCTTGACGTACCACTTAGTAAACGCTCGTTTAAATTTATTCATCCTCCTTACCTCCCTCCATTCTCGCTCCGCATTCTGGGCAGAATTTACTTGTACTGCTTTTTATTTGTATAGTTTTATCTGTTAGTTCTATTGCATATTGCGCTTTCCCGCAATTCGAACAAAGTTTTTTCCCTTTAACTTGTTCTGAAAGTTCGGTGCTTTCAATCCATTTTCCTCGCTTCTGCTCCGGCTCTGCGGAAGGCTCTTCTTTGATACATTCAATCGCATTAAGGTAACCCTGCTCCATGTCCCACTCATGATTGCTATGTGCCGCCTCTGCGCACTCCATTATTGATTTAATTATCGCTTGTCTGCTGATCAAATCGTCCATTCCTGATTTACCCTCCTCAGATATTTCAACTTTGTCAAACGGCACGATTTTGCTCAATAATTCTTCGATACTCATAACACAATCGCTCGCCTCAAACACATACTTTTGCCCTTTTGTTAGGCAAACCAAATATCTGTCGTCGAATCTTTTTTTCATTCAATCACTCCCTTTCCATGTCCCTGCCCATCTCTCAGCCCCTTTCGGGGCAATGTATCATATAATCTGTTTTGCCATTTGTTGTCCATCCGTCTCGGTAACTCGGCATCATTTAGGCATCACCTCCCATTCTCGCTCCGCAATTAGGACAGTAATCCGAAAGAATAAGACTTCCTTCTGCGTTGTATTCTGCATCTTTGTTGCAAATGGAGCAGTATGCATAGTAGTCCGATTGTTCTGCAAGGCGATCAACCCACATATCATCAATGCCGACATCGTGATCGCCGTGCATATACTCTTTTGTTAGCCACTGCCCGTGCTTCTGCTCTGGCTGTGCGGATGGGCAAGTTTCATACAACGGTTCTTTGTCATCGATTAAAGACATGCACCATCTCATACCATTTCGCATACCACACGAATAAGCATCATCTGCGTCTGTTGCTTTTATTCCGTTTTGTATTTTGGCGATTAAGCCCGCCTCTGCGGACGGCAAGATTTTTATCAATCTCAGCCACTGTGTTGAATTAAAATATTGAAGTATGTTTAAAACGCCTTCTCTGCTGATTAAATCACTCATTCTGTTTTCTCTTCTCCACATACGGTTCTGGTAGTGGCATCCATGGCTTTGCCTCCTGCTCTTCTGCCGGTCTCGATTCGCTAATTCTTTTCAGCTTTTCTTTTATTTCTTCGTTTTCAAAGATGTCTTTGCCCCATTTTGGTGGTTCGCTTTCGAAGTGCTCGCAATCCTTTTCCCCACACTGGAAACACATACACGTGTAGCCACGTTTGCAAACATAGCTCATTTCATTCTTCCTCCTTTTGTATTCTGCTGTTCGGACGGAATGGCGTTTACAATGCTTTTTGCAATATCCATTGTCTTTACAATGTCATTATCAAATCCAAAGCAATATATCAATTTTCTCTGCCGTTCGTTTATTTTATTAATCAACGCCTGTCTGCTGATTAAATCGTCCATTCCTGATTTACCCTCCTCAGATATTTCAACTTTGTCAAACCAATTCCAACAACAAGATAATTCTTGTTCAATATCGTCTTTTATAAGATCAAATGATTCTTCGCTATCGGTTTCAATTTTGACTGTTATTATTCGCATCACTCTTTCCTTTCTCCGTCAGCACAACAGCACGAATACATTTTGCAATTCATCTCTTTCGCCTCTGTTATGAACACCTCAACGCTGTCAAACGGCCTTGTCTTTGCGAACACTTCGAGCCACATCCAAGGCACTGCGTCCACGGTTGGCGCAGACTTGATTTGGTAAATTGCATCATTCCATGTTACACACGCTCCTCTGCTTCCCGTGAACATTTGCTCTTTTTCTCTTTTATCAAACAATTCTTGAAGCGTGTTCAAGAGCGCATCAACATCAATCAATCTTTCCATGTTCATAAATCCGAAATCCTTTCTTTTATTTCTCGTGCCATTTTAGCGAGTTTTTGTAGCGCTCCGGATGCTAAAATTCCTTCAGCAAATTCCTTTCTAAAATTTTCGATCGCTTTTTCAAGATTGCGTTTGCTTTGATAGTAAAGATAATCTGTTTCTGACTGTTGCTTTATCGATTCAAATGCCGTCGGATTCATTTTTCCTTCTCCTCTAACTCATCTTTTGTCATCGTTCACACCTCCGTCCATCTTTGCCCCGCAGTTGGGGCAGTATCGTGAGTATAAAGTGCTTATGCCCCCACACTCAGAGCATTGCCAACTCAGAACTTCGAAATCACCGTTCAGACAAAACGAGCCGATTGCTTGATAGATTTCCCAATGCGCTTTCTTCGCCACCTGCTTCTCCAATGCGGAGATTGCCATATTAATAACTTCATCTTGCTTACAGCAATTATACTCCGGATTAAAATGTTCTTTCAGCCATTCAATCGCTTCTTTAATCTCCATCGCTTACCTCCTGTTTCAGCCAATCGAGCCATGCCGTTGAGCAATTCGTATTTTGGCAATCGTCGCTCCCGCCTTTTCTTACAACGCAAGTTTCGCATGATGTGCTATTAGCGATAAACTCAGCCAGTTCCTCATCCGTTGCGTTGCGGAAATACTTGTCGGCGTTAGTCTGCTGTTTCTCTTTGAATTTGTAGCAAGCGGTTATCTGCGGTTCTTGCTGACCGAATTGAAACATAACACAATCGTTTGCGTGGGCACAATTTGAGCAAATCATCACTCATCCTCCTTTACCTCTTTTTTTAGCCAGTCGAGTAAATCCGCAAAACTCGCGAAAACATGACATGACCAGATTTCCTGTGCCAGTTCCTCGTCCGACAACGCCCGAATGCGGTCGGCATTAGTATGTGGTTTTGAAATTCTGTCAGCCCACTCTTTAAGCGTCTTTTCTTTGTATGTATAGTTCAAAACAGCTTGAACCATGTCCTCAACGCACTTAAACCCATCTATTTTAATAGGTGCTTTCATTTCAGCCATTGTCAACCCTCCCCATCAAGAACCCAGCAATATAAAAAACTATTGCAACAACACCCAAACAAATTTGATATGCAGACATCACTCGCCCTCCTCTGCCGGATCGGCCGGGATGATGGTGGGATTGTTTGCATACCCATCCAGCCCTGCGCCTTTTAATTCGTTCACTACCTCACGAAGAATCGCTCCAACCGACAAACTCTGAGCGTAAAAATCGTCATACTTTTGCCGCTCGACTATTTCGATTATTTTTGCGCTAAACGCATCCGCATCAATACACCTTCCATGCGGTGGGACGGGAATGAGAGGACAATTATTCAGCCTTGCGTTCCCATGTCCAAGGACATTCACCGAACTGATATTGCAGTAAGCGTAGTCATATTCCGCATTGTGACGATAGCAAAAGCAATCCTCGCATCGTGTAGGCATCTCCATGCCATTAATATAAATTCCCATGTTAGCCTCCTGTATATAGTGTTCCGTCTGCGTTGAACATAGGGGTTATTCCACGCCCGTTATAAGAAGCGTAGTATACTCCAGTTGGATTGTGCCGATAGACAGTAATTAAACCGGTCTTGTACAATCGGGTGAACTCTTCCTCTCCATCTTGTTGCGCACATCCGATAAAGGTGACAGCAAGTGCAAATATAAGTACAATGCAAATCAATCGTTTCATGTTTATTCCTCCTTCGGCGGCTCTGGGAGCGGCATCCAGTGGGTTACATTAAACGTCTGATAAGAATAGCCATCATCATCCCATGCATAAAAAACGCACTCCTTGCTTCCGTCCCCCGGTGTATCATACGGAAGAATCATTATCTTGCCATCATCAGTGTAACACAACCATTCGCCGATATATTTCTCCGGCAACCGCTCCGTAACGGAAATCCACCTCGGCACTTCCGTTTTGTAAAGATAATTCAAATTGTCCGTAGTCATGTCCAGTTCCTCAATGGCATCGGCGGCTTTCTTCATCAAACCGCGCTTGTACATCGATAAGCTGTTCACTTTAGCGCAGTTCCGCAGATTCGCAATCAGTTCGTCCAGTTCGTCATACGTCTGTCTCGATGTCACCTTAATCCAGCCAACGCCCGGCAAGCTTTTAATATGATCAGCATAAATCTGCATGCCCCTTACAATTCCAAGCATTTCCTGCTCGCTTTCCGCTTCGAGGTTCATTTCAAAATTCAACGCATCCTCTCTGCTGATATAATCGTTCACCAAATTCTGCCTCCCTCTTTTCTCGATTTCAGGAACGTTTCAAGCTCTTTAGAGCAAGGAACGCACAGCTCCACCGGTTTGCTGTTAAGCTTCGTGAACTTGGCATACATAATATTCACTGTGCATTTGTCCTCAGGCCGTAGAACGGCACCACATCTATCACATATCGTCCTTTGCATTGTTTTTCTCCTCCTGCCATTTTTGTAGTTCAATACCGTCTCTTAATAAGTCCTCTCGCATTTTCATGTAAATTCCGTCGTCGTACCGATCTCGGAACTCTCCAACCGTTGGCTTATACTGATCATAAAATCTTTTACACCGCTCTGCTCCGAACCCGAACTTGCGGTGAAGAATCCACATAACAACGGTGTCAAGGTCGAGACATCGCTGAATCAAATAATCATCAACCGCTTTCCTCGCTTCAGCCTCTACTCTCTTACGGCTTTCTGGCCTCAATGGTAGCATAGCCTTCATCTTTTATCATCTCCGACGTAATAGTATTTCATATATCTAACTTTCTCTCCGAATCGGTTTCTGTCTGTTACAATCGCTTTTCTTATCTTAACTCCTTTTCGTATAAGCTCACCGATTCTTGTCGACAGCTTCATTATTCCAAATCTTTCATACGCTTCTGCTGGAGTTATACTACCATAATTTACCAAATAGCTCATTATACGTTCTTGCTGATTGCTCATATTCAACCTCTCATTCAACATTGTTTTTAATCCACTCGGCTTCCTCAATCGTAAACGCTTCGTTGATCAACGTACTCAACCTGTCCCGCAGAGATGAAGCGCAATTCGGACACGCCCCGTCTTCGAGGTCGTCACCATCAACCTCTGCTCCGCAGAAAATGCACTCTCCTGCATCCACCAAATAATCGCTACCACATTCTGGGCAACACTGATATTCGTACCATCCGGGCGGAAGTGAGATTCCTTCCGGAGATGGGTCTTCACGAACAATGTCGGCATCAAGCTCATCGAACACATAACCGCAATCTTTGCAAAATAATCTCGACATTTTAATCGCTCCTTAATATCCGATCTCTTCAAGAATCTGCTTCAAACTCATTTTTCCTTTGCTGACGATCTTGTAATACGCAATCGCCGCCACAGGGTAAACAAACCCAAACGAAACGCCAACGATAAGCAACGCAACTAAAATCCAGATCATTTTGACTCCTCCTTTTTTCCATCCGGATGATCGAGCGAGAATATTTCTTCCCACTCGCCGCTTTCATCTTTGCTGACCCAGCAATCGATATGACATTCTTTCGGCAACTCCCAATAAGCATTGTTTGCCGAAAGATGATCGTTGTACAGGCTCATCGTCAGATAATCATCCTCCAATCCGGTCTCCGCTCTAAACTCATCGTAGATTGCTTTAATCTCAAAAAGCTTGTCAATGATCTTCTTTTCCACTTCTTTTCTCGTCATCATAAAACCCTCCTGAATCACTTTTTATTCCAGCCCCCGGTCAAGCCGGGAGCTTTTCTACCTGATCAATCGTGAAGAAGTGAGCTTTCTTCAAGAAGCATCTACCCTCTTTCTGCTCTCCATCTTCTTCATCGTTCTTTTTGCGCTCCGCGTATTTCCAGATCGTGAACGATGCTTTTGCGTGTTCGCCTTTTTTTACGATGTAACCGAGTTCTTCCCACGCCGCAAACGTGTGAATGATCTCCGGTTCTTCGAGCGTTCTTTCTTCCTCTACTCCGGTCTCACCGTTGACAACCTTGTAAGTGAAGAATCTGCCCGTGCCTTTGAGAACGCCCTCTTTCATGAGGTTCAGTCTCTGATCAAGGATAATCTCTGCGTTTGTCATTGTTTTGCCCTGCCTTTCATTTTAGTTCAGCCAATCAATAAGCCGTTCATAGATTTCTTTTACTTCCTCATCCGACATCGATTCAAGAGCCCCCTGCTCGTAGAACCAATAATCGCGAATTTTTCCAATCATGTACTGTTTCATATTTTGCCCTGCCTTTCTTAATTTCTGTATTTATTATAATATATTTTTTTCTTTTTGTCAATACTTCTTTTAAAATTTTTTATTTTTCATTCTTAATCCAATCAAGATCGAATTCAAAACATTCACGATCTGTCAGCGGTCTGCTGTATATAATGATGTTCCAATACTTACCGGAAGAATCCTCATGCCAATCAACAAAGCCTTCTTTAGGCTGACAACCCGGAGCAACGCCTCTAAGCCGCATTCCATAATAGAATCTCACGATTACACCTCCTCCCCGGCGACACGCATTTCGAGCCGTCCGTCTCTATGAATCGTTGCCTCTCCAGCTCTCATGACAGGAGTATTCAGAAACACCGAAAATGTAATCGACTGTGCCGGGAGCAATTCACAATCAAACGCACGCATCGCCTGATCGAAATAAAACGCAGAACCGCGTCCGTCTGTCGTTCTGTTGGCGATCAATCTGCTCGCCTCGTAAATACCGTCAATGTTGATATTGTTCATCATGATTATTCCTCCTCCATGATTCTGATTATTGCTTTCATCGCATCTAAATTTAAAATGTAGCCATTGACATAGGCTTTTGCAATCTTATCAATGCGGTACGCCGAATCATATCGACACGAATTTTTGCAAGCTTTGATGCAATCTTTTGCAAACTCGATAACATACTGCCTCACGTCTTTTCCCCCTTTAACAATGAAACTCAATTTTTACAAGCCATCTTATTTGTTGAATTACAGTTACATAAATTTAACAGACCCGTAACGCATCATGTTCCGAATTTGTTTAGCGGTATAACAGTTCGATACATTAACCCACACTCTATTGCGCCTGTCCCATTTATATGGGAAAATATAACAGCCTTTTTCAATCGCATGTTTGACAGTGGCGTTTTCATTAAGCCATACCGTCAACCCATTAATAACCCTTGTTTCACTAATTTTCATTTTATAATCTCTCCGTTTCTTTATCAATCTTAATTATCGCTCCGTCTGGATTCTTCCTGTCAGACTTCGGACTGGCCATCGTCTCATTAACCACACCATCGTAACCTCCTGTGCGGTGTTGTGTTATATCTCAATTAAAAAGCTCGTCAAAATCTATCGAGAAATCTTCTACTTCGCGCTCAACGATCTTGCAGGAAGGCTCCCAATATTTTTCCTTGAGTTCTTCAGCCAAGTCCTTGCTTTCAATTCCCATTTGACGGTAGTAACCTTTGTATTCTCCCTCGGTAATCATAATGTCATATACTTTTTTCGTTTTCATTTTATTTCCTCCTTTGCCCTCGTAACCTCCGGGGCGGGAGATTTTTATCTCATATTACGAGATATTAATGCTTACAAATCCTGTCTGCACGCTAACGCGAACGTTGACGTTCACATCTCCGTTTTTATAACATCCAAAGTTTTCCCAAACAGAATGATTCATCGGTATATTCCTAAGAAATACGTCCACCTGTTTTTGTGAGAGCATCCTCCATTTATTATCCTCAGCGGTCGCCATTAGATTTTTATACTGCCAAGGCTTTACACGACACGCGAGCCCATGATACTCACCTCTATCAAACGACTGTAAGAATTTATCGAACCACTTCATTCTTTTTGTGTACCTCCTTGATTTATTTTACAATTAAATTATAACACCTATTTTATTAAAAGTCAATACTTTTTTAAAAAATATTTTAAAATATGCCAAAAAAAGAAAGAGCCGGATTTCTCCAGCTCTCCTTTTGCTTTGTTATTGTTCAATTTTCCGCATCACGCCATTGTAAAGACGGATGTTCGTTGCTTGCAAAACGGTCATAAGCTCATCAATGATTGGCCATATCTCGTTTGAGCTTCTTCCCTCGATAGCACGCGCGAATTCCGTGTCGCTGTAATAATCAATCGTTTTTTCGACCGCCGCGCCAGAATCGAACGAATAGCCCTGTTCCTCCGTCTTTTCATCCGGTCTGGAATCAGCGCCGCTCATGTGATCTCTTATCGTGTAAAGAGCCGCGAGCGTTCTGCAAGTGTTGGCATCGGGATTGCGCTGTGCATAGCACTCGATGATAGCCTGTTCTACATCCGCAAGCTTAATCATCGCCACCACCCCTTACTGTTCCATTTTAGAAATCAACTTTTCAATTTCCTTACGCGACATATCATCCGGAGCATCCTCCATCAGATCACGGAGCTGTTCAACCATGTCTTCACGACCAGCGCGAGAATAGCCACGTTCAGAGGAATATCGTCCCATGCTGTCACGCCTCGCGTTTCTGCCTCTGCCTCGTGCATAAGAACCACCTCCACGGTAGGAGCCACCGCCTCTGTTATAACCGCCTCCGCGATAAGGACCGCCATCCATCATCGCATAGCTTTCGCCCATTCCGCCGCGAGAGCTGTATTCCTCATCCTCTTTCGCTTCGATGATTTTGTCGAGATTCTTGATCGCATGAGCAAGTTTGTCAACGGTGTCAAGAGAGCCAGCAGTAAGCTCACCTTTTCCGCCGAGTTCTTCAAGCTCCTTGCAGAGCATTTCTTTTAACTCATAAAGTTCGTGCATCGTCCTGCCTCCTTTCTTTTTAGGCAATTCTCGTAATTGTTAAGTTCGCGTTCTGAACTTCGATAACCGGAGCCGGAGTTACGGTCGGGTCGGTCGTAGCCGGAACCGCATCAACGGTCAGAGAGAAGCAACAACAGCGCGGGACTTTCACAATCGCCGTGCTTGTTACGTTACCGAATTCCTCAACCGCTGCCGGAGTGTAGATCGCTCTCGAAGTAAGCCTCGGCTCTCCGTTAACGGCAAGAGCGACTGCAATCGGAGTAACCATTCCGCCCTCCGGAATAGCGATATTGCCGTTGAAAGTCACCTGATACTGCGCAAACTGATTGCAACAATTACTGTTCGTAGCACCCTTGAGAATAAAATTCCCAGTCTGTCCCTCGTGATAAACATATCCTCGATTGCAGGGAATAGATGTGTCGAACAAGATCGGCGCATTAAGCGCTACTTCTTGAATCGGGTTATACAAAAATTCACAAGCCATGCTTCAAACCTCCTTAACCTACAAAGGTGGAGTTACCACCGCAACCACAGCCGCAACCGTTGTTGCAAGTGAAGATAGGAGTTCTGCCGTAGACCGGAGTAGTCGGAACCGGGCAAGTGTTCAAGCGGTTGTACAGAGCGTCAACCTCGTTCGCAAAGCCCTGAGAAATGAACGCATTCTGCGCAGTCTGAGACGCGCGAAGGTCAGCCATGTTGAGTTGCTGGCGAAGCTGAGCAATCTCGTCATTCTTCGCGTCGATCTTGTCAGCGCAAAGCTGATCGAGGATTCTCTGCGTTCCTGCTGTCTGAGCCGCGATAATATCACGAACACCATCCGAGAGAGCCGCGCGGTCAGCGCAATTTTCCGTTGCGATCGTGTACTTGAGGTCAGCGGTCGCAAGACGGTTTTCACAGCAACAATCAGCAAACTGAGAACCGAGCTGATTAAAGCCCTGTGTCATGGCGGTCTGAGCCGCGAACGCCTGATTCATGTTTGCCATCTGTCTGCCATTCGCCGCGATTTCAGCCTGAGCAAATCCGTTAGCTACACCAGCATTCACGCCAGCAAAGCCGTTGCAAAGGCTGTTCTGAATATCTCCGCAACAATTGCAAAGCTGAGTAGACAGGTTCGCAACTCCGTCTCTGATAGAAGTCACGTTGTTGTTGATCATCTGGTCACGGAATCCGCCTGAAGTGATTTCCGCCTGATTCATCCACGGATAAAGCTCGTTTCCTCCGCCGTTGCCGCCGAAGCCGTTTCCCCATCCATTGTTGCCCCATCCGAGGAGCAGAAGCAGAATAATCCAAGCCCAATCTCCGCCAAAGCCGTTACCAAAACCGCCCTGACCACCCTGCATCGGGTAGTAGACCGGATAGCTGTAACCGCCGATGTTGCCAGCCGGAGAAACAAGCATCGTAGTATTCATTCCGCCGTTTTCGTCTGTAAGTGCCATTTTTGTTTTTCCTTTCGTTTATTTATTTGATCTCGACCGTTGCGCACCCGGTCAATAATCAGCGTCTCATGCTATCGACAAGCCGCCTTGCTTGTTCGTACTTCTGCTGTGATACCTGACCGCTATTCATCAGGTGTTGAATGATCGCATTCGGGTCGTTCAAATTTGCAGGAATCTTAAACCCAGACCGCTGTAAAAATGCCGCTGGATTCTGCCGGAACTGCTCAACGGCTTGAAAGATGTTCTGCGGATTTCTCCCAGCGTTCATTGCCCCATAAAGCGCATTAGCCATCGGTTACTTCCTCCCGTTTGTCGTGTTTTTCTATAAAGCCTTTTATTTCAGCCCTGAGTGCCTCTAATTCGCGTTTTGTTGCGTATTCCGGTGTAGTTTTAGGTTCGTGCATTAAATCGCTTTTAGGCGCGTTAGAAGCCACGATTTCGCGGTATTCAAAAATCCTCAACGGCAACGGCATTCCGCTTGCATCCGTGGATTTAAGGTAGAACCGGTCTGTTTCGCTGTCCATTAACAGAGCTGTCGTGTTCGGAGCCGTGAGCCATGACCTCGCTCCTGCTTCGCCCTGTACCCAATTCACACCGCCTTGCGAAGACTGCGGAGTCTGAATCGGATTTTGAACAGGCATGGTCTGTTGCGGCTGATACGCCGCCTGTTGATACATCGGTTGGTAATTCATCGGATAATAGTTGTTATAATTCGGCATCATTTTTCATCCTTTCTGAACCAATAGTATTGCGGTATCTCTTTGCTCGAATCCCACGAATCGTAGATGTTTCCGTCAATCACGGTAGCAACATGCGTTCCGAACCCAAGCACGAATACACCCACTGGGTGGTCCTCTGCGAATTCCTCTGCCGTGTAGCAATCCGGGCACGAATCAGGGATAGCCGATCTATAGAAGCCATTCTCGCGCAAAACCGCTCCCCATACGCTATTACTTGACGGCATATCTCCCATAAGATAGCCGTTCTTCGCGATCATCGCGTAGGCTCGTTCCCAATCAACACCGAGCGCAACAGAAATAGCTCTCACCGCGCAATCTCCAACTCTGCGTCCTGCCGGATTATTGTTGAATTCAATCCACATTCGCTTCACCTCTACTTTTATTGTATAAAAAAAAAGAGCCATCCACAATCAAGTGAACGGCTTAAAAAAATCTTATTTTAGATGTGTCTGAAAAGCTTCTGCTCAGCCTTTGCTACAATCGCCTTTGTGTGTTGTACTGAAAGCTTAAATTCATCTGCCAACGCTTCATATGTCAATCCATCAATCAATCTGCGCTTAAGAATTTTTCGATTTCTCTCTGCATTTTTGCCAACAATCCAGTCGTCAATCAGCTTTTCCCAGTCCTCACGGCTCAGCTCGATAACCTCCGTGATCATCAGCACCAACCTCCACAAGCTCAGCCACGTCTGTGCCAATTCCTAATACGCCCCGTACCTTTGCACATGTTGCATGTAATGTAGCCGGAATTTCCTCCAGTCTTTCTCTTCCTCGTTTTGACAGTTTTAGTCTTTACCCTCTGACGTGCCATAATAATCACCGCCAACAAAAGTATTGTCTCCGCTATCATTTTCTTGCTCAACTTCCTGATAAGTTGTGGTAACTTCTTCAAATTGACTTTCATACCACAGCCAAGCAGCATTCGTCAAAACAAGCAGGGCAATGAGGACGACCACAAGAATCCAGAGCTTTTTTATAATTCGTTCGAGGCGGGTGCATTCAGCCTCGTGAAGAAAGAAAGGAACAGTTTTTGGCAGATTTTCGGCCTTGTTTTCCATATGATCGCCCTCCTTTCCTTAATGATAGCAGAACTAAATTATTTTGTCAATATCATTTCATGAGTTGATTTACTCGTTCCTGAATCTTGCTGTAGCTGTACCCGATCTCACCGCTCTTGTATGCGTTCGTAATTTTCGTAAATCTTCCAAGACCGGAACCCCACTTCCCTGCAATTACTTCTTTTGCAAGTTCATCAAGCGTTTTTGACGGAACTTTAAACCGAGCAAATACCGTTGCCAGGTTTGTGATACCATTCAACTTTGCAAGAGAATCAACTGTGCTGCTTCCACACTTCTGAGAGACAAGACCAAGGATGTCCTTATAAGTAATGTCTACCGTTCTCGTTTCCGTTTTTGGCGTTACTGGTGTTTGCGGCTTTGCTTCTTTTGGATACCAATAATCGAGGTCAAACACACCGTTGAAACCGCTGATTCTTCCGGATGAAGAATACTGCTGAATCATGCAGTCATATTTCTCCGGTTTCCGGTCTACATAGAACGCAATCCACAGGGTTTTGCCCTTTACCCGGCTCTCATCAATAAACGAAGCGTAGAAGCTTTCGTTTGTGTAATAGCCGCCGGAATATCCAAGCTCCTCAATGCGCTTAATGAATGCGAGCGTCATATTGGTAACGAGCTTTTTCGTCGGTTTAACGCCATTCTTGATGCAGTAGTTGTAACTGTCCGGCTCCCAATCAAAAAACACCGGGAGCGTGATCTTACTTTTATAAGGATTGCAGAACTTAGCGCAGAGCTCTGCTTCCTGAATTGCTGTATCCACGTTCCATGCGTAGCTCATCCAGTAGATTCCAATCTGCATCCCAGAATTGATAGCCCCATACATATTCTGCGAAAATTCTACATCTCTTTGGGATTCAAGCTGTCCGTAACCTGCCCTGACGATTACGAACTTTACCCCATCGGATTTCAGCTTTGTGTAATCGAGCGTTCCATTAAACTCCGAAACATCAATTCCAAAAATCGCCATTAGTAGTCACTCTCCTTGTATCCTTCTACAATTTTCAACTTCCGTACGTTTTCGATCACGGAATCGAGATAACCGTTGCCATCAACCTCATCATGATAGATTGAATGCATTCGTAAAATGTCCTCCAAGTCCTCATGCGTAATTTCGCCTGCGTCGATATACTTTCTGCCGAGGTATTTTATCCGGTCATAAAGCAGGATTCGAACCGCTGAAATCATGCCGTGATGCTTTGCCCTGTGTGTCTGAATCAGCCCGAAAACACCGCTGATAACCGCGGAAATAACGCTTGAACCGAGAATTGCCGCAACAATCACTTCATTCATTTTGTGAGCCTCTCTTTCTCAGTCCCTCCGGGAATGGTATATCCGAGTGCCCTTTCGCTGTCGCTTATTTCTGGTGTAGTCGGGTCAATCACCAAACCGAGCAACACGAGTATGTCCACCATTGAGAAGATAAGCGCCTTGACCGTTTCCTGCGGCATTGCCGGAACAATTCCGAATGCATCGAGGAACTGATAAATCAGCCCTAACACCGCTACAATAAACGTAATCAGCCAAGTTTTGTTTCTGAATCTTACTTTCCAGTTAATCTTCATTTTTTGTTACCCCCTCGTGGTAAAATCTTTTATGTTCCATCACTTCGCCGGAATCCGTGATGATCATACACGTATGAATCGGAACCTTCGAAATTGCCGCCGCTGAACAGACCGCATGAAATTTTGATTGCGCTCCGTTGTAATCGTCCTTAAACGTCCACGGAAGAACGCTCGCCGTGTTGCCATCGCTTTGAATTTCAAGTACAAGATAAATCATATTTTTTCCCCCTTATGAGAATGTTAGCGAGATGCCGTTTGTATAGAACATACAAGGAGTATTTGTAGTAGCTCCTGACATCGCCGAAGATTTTTGAATATCCAATATGATCAGATTGCCAACTCGTTTTAATGCCGTTACAGTATAGCCTGACATCCAGTTCTTCGTTGTAGATGATGCATCTATTACTCCGTTGATTCCATAGACCGCACCGGAACAGGCCGTTACGCTGATAGAAGAGATGTTATCGATTTTCTTCGGCAAAACAAGCTCAAACGTGATTTCCTTTGCGCTGTTCTGTACGATTCCGGCAATAATCAAACGAGGAGAAATAGTAACAGATTCTCCTGATTTATAATACAGATCATCATATACGTTGTAATTTGATTTGAACGTATACTCCGCCCTTACCGCCTCGCCGGATTGAGCAGATGAAACAGATGTAAATTGAACCGGAACAAAAAACGCTTGCGAGCCAATAGGATAATCTTTAGGTATCAGGTTTGCGATTATATCTGCTTGTACTTGTCCGCTGACTCCTGCGGAATCCCAATAAACATCAATATAGCCTGTAGTACTGTTTTTTGTGTTGTAGCGAATCTTTTTTATAGGCTGACCGCTTCCACCCTTTGATGTCTCGTTTACAAAAGCAAACGTAGTCTGCACAACAATTAGCTCAACCTCATGATACCCTGCAAGAGAACCGCTCTGCGTAGAAACAAGCGTTATCTTGACGCTAAACGGTTTGTATCCTGCCGCATAAGTATCTGCCGGATTGTACTCTGCGATTCGATACCATCCTGTTGTGCTGATGTTCGTTTTTAGGTTTGTAGGCTGATGAATTAATGCGGATATATTGCGTCCGTTTTGATCGTACACCTCTCCCCTGAAATGAGCGTCCATTCCAAAGTCCGCACGTCCGTTTGACGGGATGTCTGTGTCGACTGCCGCCATACCAAATCCGAGAGACTTTCCTTCTGTGCCTTGATCAATCGAGAAAAATGCTGACGATACAAAGGTTGTGTAAGTGCCGTTTCCTACTGCATCCGTGATTTTTATTTGAATGTTGTAAGTGTATTCAGCGTTGATGTTCCCTCCGCCTATGATCTGAGATAAAGTGCCTGAAGATGCGTTCGGGTTGTTGTTTGTGTAACCAGTTGTCCAACTTGATGCGTTCGTCCTCTTGTAAAGAATCTCAATCTTTGTTGCCTTGTAATTTGTCGAAAACGTGTTCCAACTGCAACTGACCTTTACATACGTTCCGTCATCCTGAGACGTTCCGCTCGAATCACATCTAACCGCCGTTACATTCGTGATTCTCGGTTCGGAGTAGTTCAAGGTGAAAACGCCATACAAGATCGTGTTTGCGTTTGTCGTAAACGAAGCACCCGGTGCATATCGAACTGTCGTGGCGCTGTCCGATGTGTCCCATCCGTTGAAAACATAGTCGGCCTTTGTCGGCTTCACACTCGATAGCGTCAAAGTCACGTCATGCGTTTTGGTCTGCGAACTCGGAACATTTGATGCTCCTGTTGCGCTGTAAGATACGGTATATGTATTTGCAGTCCAATGAGCATAAATTGTGACCGTTCCAGTCGGCGTATAGCTCGCTCCTGCGTTGCCTACCTTTGAACCACCGCTCGCAGAAGTGTACCACCCAGCGAACGTGTATCCGGTTCTGGTCGGTGTCGGCAAAGTTACCGCCGCCGTACTCGTGCTTCCGGTATACTGAGCATAAAGTGTAGCACCTGCGTTAGCCGTGTAACTTCCGCCGGGATTATAATTCGTCCCAGAACCGTTCGCCGCCGTGTTCCACTTGCTAAACGTGTAAGCAGTAGTTCTTGCCGCCGTTGCTGACGCAGGTGATACCGAGCCTCCGTTTGCATTGTAACTCACGGTATAAGAACCGGCAGAAGCGTTTGCCTTTGTCGGGCTTCCTGTTCTCAGCGTTAACGTGACATTGTACGTTTTTGTCTGAGCCGCAAAAGAACCTGAACCACCTTGTAGATTATAGCTGACCGTCCATGTGTTTATCGTCCAGAACGGATATAGCGTAACCGCCGCATTGGTCGTATAACTCGCTGACAGATTGTAAGCCTTGCTTCCTCCGTCAGATGTAGACCACCCTGTCTGCGTATACCCAGTCCGCGTGAAGATTGCTCCTTTAAGCGTGAGTGCAGTTCCGTGGATTTTGGTATCGCTCGTGTTTGTCCCTGTTCCGTTCGCGCCCTTGTTATACGATACTGTGTAGGCGTTCAGTTTCCATACTGCATAAAGCGTTGCTCCTGCATTTGCGCTGTAAGTCCCTCCGGCGGAATACGTTGCGCTTGTCGCAGTCGAACTTGTGCTCCATCCCAAAAACACATAGTTCGTTCTGGTCGGAGTGCCACTCTGCAAGGTCAAATTTTCGCCGTACCACTTTGTCTGCGATGCCGGTGCGCCTGAGCCTCCATTTGCATTGTACGAGACTGTGTAAGAAGATTTCGCCGGAATAGTGATCGTGACGGAAGTATCACCGCTTTTACCTCCGGCATAATAATCTCCTGTCCCTTCACCGTAATACTCCGATTTGACCACAACGCTCTGAGCCGAATGCGTTCTTGAATATGTCTTGGAGTAATCTCCGGTGTCGATCGCAGTTGTCCATGACGCATAGATTCCGGGCACATGGCTTAGCTTAGTTGATACGGTCGTTCCTGCAAACTTCGTATTCAAACGATAGCCGGAATAGCCGTAACTTTTTGCCTGTAACTGAGTGCGAGCGGTCAGGGTAAACTCTGTTTCTGTTTGAGAGGTTGAGTAGGTCAACAAACCTCTTGTTCTATCGGTCTCACCGTAATAAGTAGTTGCCATTAGTTACTCACCCTCTTTAAACTAATATGTCCGTTGCTCCTGCGTTCCCACGCCGAATTTCCAAAAGACAGCGAATCCGTTTCAATCTGCTGTACGGAAAACTTCGAATCACCAAGAACAGCTCTCGCATTTCCTGACCCAGTAAATGTCATCGTCGTGTCCGTGATTTTTACGTTCGAGTTAGAATTTGTTCTTCCCAATGTAATTGACGGTTCGCTCGGAAGGATTGTAATAAATCCATCAAAATCATTTGTGAAACTTTCAAAATCGCTTCGAAGATCGCTGATTGAATCGCTCAATTCCTCCGTGGATTCATCAACTACATTTTGCACAGTTTCGTTTGTAACTACGGGCTGACCACTCATTGTGATCGTGTCCGCCGCAATGTTCAAATTCGTACCATCATACGAAATCCGGTTGTTTCCGAAGTTGAAAGTTCCATCCTCAAGGTTAAGCCAAAATCCGTTCAACGCCGCTTGGATGATTCCTGCTCTTATCAGATTCGCATCAAAAGTTCCGGCTGTAATAAAGTCCGCAACGATTCCTCCATCAAGTGTAGCACCCATAACAAACGGTCCGTTGAATCCATTCTTCGATGCTCCCCATCCCTCGTAGTTGAACCGCCACACTTTTACAGCATCATCAGGCACCGGATTGTCCGCGATATACAATGTATCAAGTTCGCCATCATGGTTCGTATCTATCAGCCGAACGTACCCTCCTGATGCTCCGAGAACCTGTGAAGTTACTGCCTCCGCCGCAGACCGTATTCTTGAAATATCCGGCTTAGCATCTATTTCATGTCGTGTTGAAATAATCGCATCGGACATCGTAGCTTTTGTCATTCCGATTGTTGCCGTAACTGGTTTCTCTTTTAAGCAGTCCCACTTGTATTTAATGACCTTTGCCCTTGCGTTCACTCCAAGCTTCGTGTATGAGATTGTCACGGTATCGCATAGCTGAACCTGCTGTAGCAGTTTCATGTTTTCATAACCGTCGTACTTATCCAACTGCTCAAATGAAACGCTTAACGAAACATTAGGTTTTCCAATGTTGTTGTCGTCAATGTATCGTTCACAGTAATCAATCATCTGCTGTTCGGTAGGTCTGTTTTCGAACTCGGCGGATAAATCGAGCGGCAATACCTTGTCAAAGTCAAATTCTCCCTCAACAGATACTACCTTTTGCTCAAGTTCAACCACGGTGTTGTCCTGCGAATCCACCCAAAACGGATAAATTCCGGTATACAGATTTGAACAGCTTTCATCCTGCTTCAAGTTGGTCAAGTTTTTGCCGTACTTGATTGTCACTCCACGGTCTTGCCCTCTTGCTGTTTTCAGGTAGATTTTATAATTGTCGTACTGGTACTCCCCTCCTCCGAAAACATCAAGCAGACTGCCTTCAGCCCCGCCCATGCAATAGCGCACGGAACGGGGCGTTCTGACATTGTAGTTTAGTGTTTCATTTTCAAAGTCCGTGCAGAAATCGAACGGATAATCCGTGACAGCTTCGGATTTCAACTTCTGCAATGCATCCGTGATTCCAACAGCAGAAAACGGTGACACGATAATTCCACTCAGGTCATACGAGATGTGAGCCGCCTTTACTGTCACGATTCCTTTCAACGGCTTCGAGATGCTGTACACTCGGAATAGCTGTGGGTCATCATATCGGTTCGGCTTAACCTTAACGAGAGACCGCATTCCGAGGTCTTCATAATGGATTCCATCAACAGGATATGTAAATGACAGCTCGTATATTCCGTTGCGCTCCTCCTCAGTATAGCAGGTCACGCAATCGTGTAGCACTCCAAGCCCGTTGTGTGCAAAATCGGTTTCATTCGGTGCGTAAAGAATTGGTCTCATATTTCCCACCACCTCGGTGTGATTGTAACGCTCTCTACATCTCCATCAAGCACTATAGCGTTGTTCCCGCTTACGAGTTCCGGAAAAGCCGTAGCATTAATTTTGTCGTTGTGGTTTCCGCTTACGTTGTAACAATTTTCAATCTCGCAATCAATGGTCATATCCGAAACGATTTCGAGAATCTGTATTGTAGTTTCATTTATCGTTATCGTTCCACTTCCCCCGATTTATCCGCTTATAACCAATAACGG